GACATTTCAAGACGTTATGGACTTAGTCGTTCAACCTGCTAAAATTGCGAATGAGGTTAATTTCCTCATGCGCCGTAATGGCAAGATGACGACTTTGCGGAGGTCGAGAGAGGTTCTCTCAATTCCGAGTGTCACTCCTACATTCTGGCAGGAGTCTCATCCGGACGAAACCAACCACGTGTGGACTACTAGAGCTGAACGTAAAGCTCAGCTAAGAATAGTAGTAAACTGCGTGTTTGAATTTCCGAAGCTTGAGATACCCAAGTTTAACAGGGATTTATTCCTGCATAAGCTTGGGGCTCGCCCCACGTTCACTGATCTATATAATATAGTTCCTTGGACGTGGCTCGTTGATTGGTTTACGGGTCTGGGTAATTATGTCGAAGCTATCGACACGATCAACACAGACCCATCACTAATCAACAATGGGTTCTTGACTTGTAGATCACAGTCAAGAAGGATAAACGAGCATTCCTCCCGAGTGACCAACACTTACTCAGAGAAACACCAGAATGTGTGGTCGTACAACGACGTTGTCGTAAAGTACAGCCACACCGACATTCTGGAGTCGACTTTCCAGTTAAGAAAGTCGCTGGTAAGTGCTTATAGCGTGAAATCTACGTTGGAACCGGCAACATTGTCGCCATACCAACGGAGCATATTAGGGGCTCTGGTTACCCAGCGCCTCCCAACGAGGAGGAGACCGTGAGGTCTTCTCATTTCACACTGCAAGGAGACATCTAATGTTAGCTGATCCGGTTACCGTGGCCGCCGCTTCCCCCACTCCTCAGCTGCTTATGGCAGTTGTTCGAAGTGACGGGTACGGCTCGGAGCGAGTAGATAGTGGTGGTAATGGTTACACTATCATCACTAATCACTCTACGGGAAAGAATGGCAATCGTCACTACCTCCAGTTGAGGCTGGTGAAAGATGCCACTAATCCCTATTCCGGCCTGGTATCGAAGCAAACTGCTTCGGTATCAATCGCTATCGGAAGGCCAGCCTTTGGCTTTACAGACGCCGAAATGGTGGCTGTTGTCAAAGCACTGACCGATTATCTTGCCGATAGCGAGGTAACCACGCAACGCATCCTGCAGTTCCAGTCTTAGCTGTCCCATTGACAGTTATACAAGAGGTATAAATGTCTAATGATCCGCGAAGTACTGATCCTGCTGGTGAAGAAGCTCAACTCGACTTTTTTGTCGAGTCTCATCTTCTTCTTCCTCCTAGGCTTCCTAATTCTAATGCACGCCCTTTTATGGGTGATGCATCTGAACGGGAAATCCCCGGGGATGCGGGAACTGTTCAACGGTCTATCGTCGGCTATGCTCTAATAAATAGGGCTCAGCTGGCGCAAGCCATTGACTTGTTCCGCGTCGGTCTTCGGATAGTTCCAGATAATAAGGTGAAGAGCGCTATCGAGTTCTTCCTCGATAGAGCATTCGGCCCTATTGTTGGACTACCAAAAGACTAGACCAACTCTCATTGGAACTTGGAATGCCTACCCGTGAGGGAGACATGAAAAGTCCAAAAGAGCTCCTTCGAAGCCTTTTGACTGACGTCAAAAGGTTAGAACCTGACGTGAAAGGCCTCGAGCGCGACTTAAATACGCTCGAGTTGCGCTTCGAACACGAGGGTTTCAGCTTCTTCGCTGTTACCTTAGCATCCTTATGCGATGCCCTCGACCGAGGGCTAGCATCCGGATGTTTTGCCTGCCCGAGTGGATTTAAGAAGATCCGCTCAGGAGCTCTCCCTGTATTTCTACAAGGTTTGCTGTGCAAAGTGTTCGATGCTAAGACTGGCCATCTTTTAGAGTGCCCCTCAACAGGGGCTATTAAGTGTCTTAGAGAGACACTTAGACTCTTTAAGAAAACTCGTGACGATAGCGATCGTGAAGACATTCTCGATCGTCTGGCGTGTGACGAGTTTGTCAAGACGGACGAAAATGCCTCAAGTTTCATATTAAGCTCGAGGCATCTAGACCTTCTTGATCGTGTTTCGAGGAGCGTACTCCCATATCTTCGTCTTAGAGATCTGGGAGAATCAACCTTTAAACACGGGCCAGGTGGCGTTTATGAGCGAGTTGTCGGTAACCAGAAATGGCTTACCCTTGTAGACGAGCTCCGTAAGGAGTCCGATTACATGGAGCAGTTCGGGTACTCTGACTTTGTCTCGACTATGGTCCTTGGTGATATAACTACACCTTGGACTGAGACAATTCAGCAACCGACCTGTCTTGACGCTTATAAACGTGCTTCTAGTGGCATTGCAAGGCTTGTTACGGTTGCGAAGAACTCTACTTCGCGCCGAACTATCACCGTCGAGCCTCTGTTGAATCAGTTTGTTCAACAGGGCTTGAATACGGTACTACGGGAAGAAATATCCCGCTGTACTATATTGAATCGGTGCCTTGCCCTAACCGATCAAAGCAAGAATCAAAAACTTGCCCGAATCGGCTCCCTTACCGATGAATGGTCTACACTCGACCTGAAATCTGCTAGCGACCTAATGAGCAGTGCGCTCGTTAGGATCGTTTTCAGAGATCATATCGCCTTTTACAGGGCGATGGTTTCGTGTAGAACCCCTGAAGTTGAATTGCCGAATTCGAAGGCGATTCTTCTTCATAAGTTCGCAGGTATGGGTAACGCTTTAACCTTCCCAGTTCAGTCAGTCGTCTTCGCCGTCGTGGCGATTTCGGCTATTCTGGACGCGTGGGGCAAACCGCCCCGCAGAGGTTGGTTAAAACGTGCCGCTAGTATGATCCGAGTGTACGGCGATGATATCATCGTACGCAAGGAACATGCACGTCAGGTTGCGTCTTGGCTTCAACTCGTTGGCTTAAAAATCAACGAGAAGAAGTCTTTCTTTGAGGGAAACTTCAAAGAAAGTTGCGGCGTTGATGCATGGCGTGGTGACGATGTCACACCGCTCTACATTAAGTACCGCCCAGACATTGCCTCGCCTGGACCTAATGCGATTGCTAGTTGGGTTTCAGCCTCTAACCATGCTTGGGAAAGAGGCCTTTACTCTCTTAGCACCGTTCTCCGTGAGCTTGTAGAAAAGTGTTTGAAGAGACACCTTCCACTTGTTTCACGAAAGAGCGGAGCATTAGGGTGGCATACCCGTACGGGAACTTCACAACTTGGTCGATGGAATAAACAACTCCATAGATTCGAGGTGAGGTCCCCGGTTCTCATTCCAAAAGAACGGAATGACAAACTCGATGGGTATGCTGCACTTCTCAAGTTCTTTCATCGAGAGGTGAAAGATTTATATGCATCGGACCCGACTTACGTCGACCCGATGCACCTTGAAAAGTCCCAGCGTCGCTTCCATTTAAGGTTGGCGACGAGGTGGGTGCCCGTCTAACGACGGTTCCTAGATATCTTAACGATATCCGGCAGAGAGGGCACACGGTCCCCCACCGTGTTGTGTTGATAAGACACAGCACACGTGGTTCACCGTGCTATAGTTGGTTAACACCAACCGAAGAAAACATCCGACTTACCGGTTTTGTCCAACAATGAC